TAAAGAGCTAGAGGCGATCACTGAGCGCACCAATCAAATTGACCCGGCAAAGTACGAAGATCGCTTTGCGCGCCTGACCAAAGGCATGGAAGTGGTCGATGGTGATGTCATGGTTGATGGCCGGTCCACTAAAGAGTTGGTGGAAACCGCGATTCGGTTTGAGAACCGCACGGTCGAGTTCTTCAAGCTGCTGGTGGCCGACAGTGGCGACCTGAATGATTTGACCTACGAAGACATCGAATCTGAAATGCCGCTGACGGTTCAGATTGAGATGATCAATGCCATCGGTGATGCGATTCAACCTTCGTTTGGAGAAAGCCGAAAAAACTCATAAGGGACACCCGTGCCCAAGTTCGGGCATACGTTTGGGCGCATGGTGGGTGTCCCGACAACATACCGGCCACAGATATGCAGAACATCGAAATCATGTTTCACGATGGAATGCTCGGGCCGAAGGCTACTCTGCTGGCGTTGAGTTCGCTCACGACCGGCAACCTCAACTCCAAACTCAAGCAGGGCACAAAACCGTTCCGCATTGAGGATGTTCTCCCGTCAACGTATGACTACATTCATCCACCGTTGACATCGGAAGAGCAGAAACGTCTTGTCAGTCAACAACTGCTTGCATTCATGTCGCAAGCTCCGGGTGCAGATAAGGCGTTAAATGGCATACGTTCCAAATGAGCGTCTAATCAAGTTGGAGGGGTTTGCTGAACTAGAACAGCAACTTCTCCAGCTTGCTAATGCGTATCGTTCTGATGCGGTAGCTCGCAACACGCTTGTGAAAGCGGCAGAGCGTGCGATGGTGCCCGTGCTTCTTGATGCATCGGCTAGAGCGCCGTTTGATCCGAAAAATACAGACGGCATCCACATGAAGTACACCATCCGGCTGGATGCGCGTATCCCTAACGGGCGCGATTTGATGTCGCACTATGTGAATGAAACTGATGCGGCCATCGCGGTGGTGTCGGTCAAAAAGTCTGCTGTGTCATTGGCGCAGGAATTCAGCACCAGCCGTATCCCGGCGCAACCTTTTTTGCGCCCCGCTTTGGATTTTGCGGCAGAAAGAGTGCTTGGCATTTTGAAGACTGAGCTTGCTCAAGCTATCCCGGCTTATGCTCAGAAGATCAGTCGGATGAGGAAGAAATAATGGCTTCAAACAATATCGCTCGACTTGGTGTTGTCCTTGGTTTGGACATGGCCGAATTTAAGGCCAATGTTGATGCCGCTATTGCCAAGCAACGTGAGCTAAAAGATGAAATCAAGCGGCATAGCAATGCGGCGGTGCGTGAGCTTAATGAGCTTACGAACGCGACAAAAGACTATGGCCGCGAAGTCACCAAATTAGAGCTAATTCAACGTCAGATTGACGCAGGCCGATTTGCCAGCGCAACTGATGACATGAAGGAGCGTCTGAAAGCGCAAGCCCGCGCTTATGACGAAAAGGTCGCGTCGCAAAAGAAATCATTTGATGCCACCAAGCTCACCATAGAACAGCAGCAGCAGCTTGCGTTCCAAACGACCGACTTGGTAACGCAGATTGCTTCCGGCCAGAACGCTCTGATCGCAATGATTCAGCAGGGCGGTCAGCTTAAAGACACGATGGGCGGCTTCAGCAACATGTTTAAGGTGCTGGCCGCACAGATCACGTTTTTCCGAGTGGCTGTTGGTAGCGCCGCTGCTGCGCTTGGCGTGCTTGGCGTGGCTTTCTATAAAGGCTACCAAGAATCAACACGCCTGCGTGATGATCTCATTCTGACTGGCCGCTATGCAGGCATCACGCAAGACCAGTTCCTGCGGCTTGCTTCTACGATCAGTGACAAGCTCGGCACTTCTGTCGGCAACGCCAAGGATGTGTTTGGTCAGCTTGTCGCGTCTGGCAAGTTCACTCAAGCTAGCCTAGATTCGGTTGGCGAAGCAATCCTGCGCGTTGCACAACTCAGCGGCAAGACTGCCGAAGAAGTCGCGCAAGACCTTATCCCGTCATTCAACGGCTCTGCGTCAGCGGCCAAGTCGCTGAACGACAAGATGCATTTCTTGACGTTGGAGCAGTACAAGCAGATTGCCGCGCTAGAAAAGTTGGGCAAGACGCAAGAAGCCGCCAAGCTGACCGCAGATGCGTTGAATCAAAAGCTGTCTGAGCAAGAACGTCCATTGGGCATTCTTGAAAAGTCATGGAATGCCGTGAAGGCAGCGGCCAGTAGCGCATGGGATGCCATGCTAGGCATCGGTCGGGAGATGGACCTTGAAGCTAGGCTTCAAAAGCAAATTGATGATGCGACTTCAATGCTTAACGCAGAAGAAGACCCAACATCACAAGCCAATCTCAAAATGGCGAAGGATCGTGATGCGTTGCAAGCACAGCTAGATGCATTGCGTAAAAAGCGAGCAGAAGAAACCAAGAAGGCGCAAGAGGAATCAAAAAATATTTCGTTGTATGCGGGTGCTGGCGGCTTACAAAAAGAGCTTGCTCTTGACGATGAGTTTTTGAAGCTTCGCACGCAAAATCGTTACGAAAATGCGATTGCTGATGCTGGCATGACGCAACGCATCTATCTTGAAGCAGAACAAAAAACTGCTTTGGCGCGTCAAGAAATGGCGCGGAACAATAGAGATCAAAACAACGTATTTGAAAAAAGAAACGCTGAAATTCTTGCCGAACAAATTGTTGAGATTGAGCGCGAAAAACGCCTAAAGCTCAGAGAAATTTCGATGCGAGAACTTCTGTTTGCTGAAGAGTTGCGCCAGCAAAACAGAGATGATGAAACAGCCGAGATGGTTCGCAAGGATGATCTTTACAAGTCAATCGTGAGGAACAACCAAGCAACCATTGAAGGATTGCAAGGAGATCAGCGCAAACTTGAGTTGCAAGAAAAACTGATTGGCGCAAGCACTAAAGAAGTTGCTTTGGAAAACATTAAGCTAAAGTATGCAGAGGAGCGCCGCAAACTTCAAAACAATCAAGACCTGTCGCCTGAAAGAAAAGAAAGTCTAGAAAGACAGCTTAACCAAGCAGAGCAAATCGAGCGCAACAATGCATTGATACAAGACTCCATTATCAAGATGGGTCAAGTGCATGATGCCGTGTTTGGCAACATGATGAATTCGATTGAGCAATTTGTTCGCACCGGCAAGATGTCGTTCCGCGATCTTGCTCGCAGCATCATTCAAGATTTGCTGCTTATCCAAATTAGGGCACAAGCGGTGTCCTTGTTTTCGATGATAGCCGGGAACATTGGTGCGGCGTTTAGGTACGGCACCAACATCGGTTCTCAGCAAACAAACATGCTAGCCGCGCAGGACGCTTTCTTCAAAGCTGATGGCGGTCCTGTGGCCGGTAACCAGCCATACGTTGTGGGCGAGCGCGGTCCCGAGTTGTTCGTTCCTCGCGGTGCTGGCACGATCATTCCCAACAATCAAATGGGCGGCATGGGCACAACCAACGTGACCAACAACTACATCAACGCAATTGATGCGAAGTCTTTTGAAGAGCGCATCATGGGCAGTTCAAACGCAGTGTGGGCGGCTAACCTGTACGCTCAGAAACGACTGCCATTGGGCGCAGGGAGAATGTAAATGTCATTCCAGACTATCGTTGACATCCAGCAGTCGATGACTGTAAACAACCGACGCACCATCGGTCAGCAAGTGACGCGAGGCGGCCAGATCAGAACGGCGCAGTACCTCACTTCGGTGCCGTGGGTGTTCACTATCGTCCCACACAACTTTCTGTATTACCCACAGGTGCGCGATGTCATCCAGACCATCGACAACCTCGACCGGCAACTTCCCGCCAACATCACGTTCAGTAGCGCCAACCTTCAGTGGTTCACGGCTTACCAAGGCGGCTTGAGTCTGGTGCAGGCTGCGGCTCTGACGCTTGCCAGCGTGCCCCCTGCCAACTCGCAAACTATCACGGTTGGTAACCTTCCCGCAGTTGGCTCTACCGTTGTGGTGTTCGCGGCTGGCGACTTCTTGCAGCTTGGTAGCTATGTCTACAAAGTCACGCAACAAGTATTGCGCGGCTCTGGCTCAACGGTCAGCGTGAATCTGCACCGCCCTGTCATCGGCACGCCTTCAACTGGCACGCTGACCGCTGTTGGCAAAGATGTTTATTTTTCGGTGTATGCCGAAGTCTGCCCGACCTACATGCTCACGCCAATGACCAACGGCGCGTTTGTAAACTGGACTGAATCATTCGTGTTTCGGGAGAACGTCGCGCCATGACCACCACGATGACCGCGCTTAACAGCGCAAACATTCGACACGCCGAATTCGTCAAGCTGTCAGTTGGCAATCCTTCATCGCCAACCGTCTACACCTTCTGTAACGCCGCTGCGGCTGTTACGGTAAGTGGCATCACGTTTAGCGCACTTGGCGCGCTGTTGGCCGTCGGTGAAGTGCAGCGCGATGTCAAAGCGACTTCGTTTGACATGTCGATTTCCCTCACGGGCATTGACCCGAACTACGTTGCTCTGATCCTATCAAGCGACATCAAGGGAAGCACCGTAGAGATTTGGCGCGGCTTCCTTGACTCTGACAATCAGATCATCACCACGCCGACACTTCAGTTCTTCAAGCGATGGCAAGGCATTGTTAACAATGTCAGCATCACCGAAGATTTTAATGATCAGTTGCGGCAGCGAGTTGCTACTTGCACGATTAGTTGTTCAAGCATGAGGCGAGTGCTAGAAAACCGACTTGCAGGCATCAAGACCAACAAGACAATTTGGCAATCGATCTACACCGGCGACATTTCAATGAACCGAGTCGATGCCATCTCGAATACCTACTTTGACTTTGGCGGCAAGCCCAACACGGGCAGCATTTCAGAGCCGGGTGGCGGGCAAGAAATACCGGAGACACAACAAAATTGATCCGCGAAGCCTCCAAGTTTGATCTAGACGCTTGCGTTGAGATGATGCGTAAGTACGCATCAGAGTCGCCTATCTTCAAACTTCGCCAAGCAGCTTTTCACGACAACTATTATGTAAGGCACTTCCTGTTTAGCCTGATCTGTGGTCGCGGGTTCATCTTTGTTGACAGTCAATATAGAGGAATGATTGCTGCCATCGTCACGCCAAACATTTGGTGCCCCGGCGTGCATGAGGTTAAAGAGTTAGCTTGGTGGGTTGACCCCGAGCATCGAAGCGGAACAATCGGAGGCAAGTTGTTTGTCGCCTACAAGGTCAAGGCTGAAAAGCTAATCAAGGAAGGTCGAGCGCAAGTGATGAGCGTGTCGCTTATGGCTAACAGCCCATCAATCGATTTAGAGGGTCGCGGGTTCAAGCGGATTGAGTCCACCTTCTGCAAGGAATAAGAAATGCCGGTATCAATCACACTTTCGACTGTCGCCTATGCAATTGGTCAAGCGGTAGGAACCGTAATTGGTTTGTATCAATCAAGCGTTTTGTTCGCGATGGCGGCGAACTTCGCTATTTCCTATACCGTCAATCGCGTCTTTGGAGCAAAGCCTCCTCGACAGCAAGACAACGGGGTTCGGCAGCAAGTCCCGCCAAGCGCAGACAACTCCATTCCGGTTGTCTACGGTGAAGCATGGATGGGCGGCACGTTTGTCGATGCGGTGCTGACCACTGACAACCAAGCGATGTACTACGTCTTGGCGATCAGCAACATCTCGCCAAACGGTCAGTTCACTTTCGACACTACGCAGTTTTATTACGGTGATCGGCTTATCACGTTTGCGCCGGGGACCAACCAAGTCGCATCTTTGACTGACGGCGCGGGTAACGTCGATACAAAGATCAACGGTTACCTCTACATCAACCTCTACACCTCGACAACAGGCGGGGCAATTACGCCGGTTTTAGGCACCGCGCCGAATGTTGCAATGGGAGGCGCAGACATCCCCGCTTCGCTTCGTTGGCCTTCCTCTGGTCGGCAAATGAACGGGCTTGCATTCGCAATCGTCTACCTGAAGTATTCGACCGATGCGGGATCGACCGGCTTGCAGCCTCTGACCTTTAGGGTCAAGCACGCATTGAACGGCACCGGCGTTGCAAAGCCCGGCTCTGTCCTTAAGGACTATCTGACCAACACGGTCTATGGCGGCGCGGTGCCTTTGGCAAACGTCAACACCACTGCTTGCGACGACCTTGATACCTACTCAGATCAAACCATCACCTACACGCCTTCTGGCGGCGGGTCTGCGACTCAAGCGCGGTATCGGATCAACGGTGTACTTGATACGGGTGAAACCGTACTGAACAACATCGAAAACATTTTGATTGCTTGCGACTCATGGATTGGCTATCAAGCCGAGTCGGGGCAGTGGGCACCCATCATCAACAAAGCAGAGTCCACGGGCTTTGCGTTTGATGACACCAACATCATTGGCGACATTCGAGTGTCGGCCACCGACATCACATCAAGCATCAACGAAGTTGAGTTGTCGTTCCCTTGGAAAGAAAACAAAGACAAGCCGGGATTTGTGTACTTGTCTTTGTGGAAACCAATTCCTTCACCATTGCTTTATCCAAATGAGCCGGTAAACAAGTACACCGCGACCTTGAGCATGGTCAACGACTCTGTTCAGGCGCAGTACCTTGGCAATCGCATGTTGGAGCAGGCTCGCGAAGATTTGGTTGTTTCATTCAACACGGCATACACCGGCATTCAGGTCAACGCAGGCGACGTGGTGAGCGTAACCAATGCAGCCTACGGTTGGACGAACAAGCTGTTCCGCGTCATTAAGGTCAACGAAGCAAGTCTGCCGGACGGCAACCTTGGTGCGCGTTTTGAACTGAGCGAGTACAACGCATCGGTATACGACGATATGCCGATCACGGCATTCGCGCCTGCGCCCAACTCTGACCTTCAATCCGGGTATTACTTCCCGGCACTGGCAGCACCGACTTTTAGCGATCAGCAGCCTGCTCTGTCGCCTCCGACATTTAGCGTCACCTGTCAATTGCCAAGCACTGTGCGGGTCACAAGCGTGACTCTGTACTACACCAAGTCGGCCACTCCCTCAATAACCGATTGGGATGTGTGGAGCGTTCAAACGCCGATCAATGAAGCAGTGTTTCCTGCCGGTTCGGCAATCAAATTTAGCAACGTCATTGTTGGCTCGGGCACCTACTACTTTGCTTTTGCGATCAGCAATGAGATTGCCACATCGCAGAAGTCCACAACTTCAGCTTCGTTCTCTTGGGCACCGATTGTTTCTTCGCTAATCGCTACGTCTTGGTCGCCTGTTGTGATTCAAGTGCCGCGAACCGGCGGCGTACCAAGTTTCACAAACATCAATCCGCAGCTTTATTTGACGTTCGGCGGCGTTCAGGTCAACTTTGTCACATCGCAAACTGACACTGACCCTGCTTTCGTAAACAACACTTGGCGCATTGGCAATTCGTCCACCACCGGGAATGGTGACATCACCACCACGGGCGGTCTTGTGATGGGCGCTATCACAGACGGTGGCACTTATGCGCGGTGGGGCGACCCCACGGCCATGACAAGCTCGCCTGCGCTGTTGTCTGTTCCTGCTCGATACAAGGACAACACGGGCACCGTTTATCAAACCGCGTTCAACTCCTTGCAGTTCATCTTTTTGGATGCGGGTATCGTCGGCCCGACTGGGCCTACAGGCAACTTGGGGCCAACAGGAAGCCAAGGCCCAACAGGCATAACA